TTTTTTTTTTTTTTTTTTTTTTTTTTTTTTTTTTTTTTTTTTTTTTTTTTTTTTTTTTGAAGTCGGATGAAATGAGAAACGCAAAGCGTGAAAACTCACAACCACGACTACTCAAGAGAGTCAAGAAGGGCCTTGGCCTTTCTGATCTCTGAGTCCATCTGCTTAGAGGACAAGGGCTTGGCCGAAGCCTTGCCCTTGCCTTTTTGGGCAGCGGTCTTTTTGGCGGCAGAAGCGATGCGAGAATTGCCAGACAGACGCACCATAGTGCGCCCTCCTGGTTTCAAATCGCGTTGAATTCGCTCCCGACGGGTGTCGACCTCCTTTTGAGCTTTTTCTCCAAACTTCATTCCGGAGAGTAGCTCGGCAACACCGCCAAGGCCTTTTCCAATAAGGCCGGCACCAGGAATAACAGAGCCGAGAGCAGACCCGATGGTCGGTGCATACTCAGCAACTTTGTTCATGATGCCTTTGAACCACCCACCGTTGGCATTGTACTTGACCTCACAACCTGGGGGGAGGGTGGCCGATACTTTGGAGAAGAGCTCCATTGCGCAGTCGTCCAGGACGGGTGTAGGGTTGGTAACAGAAACCAAGGTTTGGGCAGTCTGGGAAGGAAATGTCTCAATGTAGAGACGAAGGGTCACATCAATTGTCGATTGCGAGGACAAACCCGTGAAGTAAGCTCCAGAAATGTCAAAGGGGACAGACTGAGAAAAAGCGAGCTGGGGGACAGGGGTGAAGGCAGCGACAGTGACCCAGTTGCTGGGCGAACAAGTGAAACCGGCAACGGGGACAGCAGGGGTTCCAGAGAGACCCCCCTGGGACTGAAAAACGCGACAGTGACGAACGGGTTCAATAGGGGGGTTGGGCTGGCCCTTGCTAGGGCGAAACTGCAAGTACGCACCCTCCTTGGCCTTGCGGCGGATGGAAGAAGGGATGGACTGCGCAAGAGCAACTGTGGCAGGGGGGCCACGAGTGATGGCAACAGTGCGAATCCCAGGAAAATTAGTTCCGGAAGAAGAGTCCAGAACAGCGGTGGTACTGAGGATGGTTTCACCAGGGGTGGTGTAATAGGTAACTCCACCGGAGATGTTAAGCTCAGGGGTGGTGTTCTCACACTCAAGGCCACCAGCGACAACCCGTGATTGGGGACCAACATAGCCAGTAAGGTCAAAACCCTGCATGGACATTGTGGCCGCATTGAACGGAGTAGTGTTGCCAGTGGACGGAAACGTTGGAGACCCAGAGGGGACAGCAACGCAACAAACGGGGGCACGGAAGGGAAACTTCTGGTTGGTGATTCCCAAAGTTTGGGAGTCATCCTGTGTAAAGGCCGAATTGTACAGAGTGGCCCCGCCATCAGACAGTTTGGTGTTGAGCTGGGGGTCAAAGAGTTCGGGGATAAACACAACGTGCAGATCCCAGGTGCTGCCAACAGCAAGACCTGGGGGAGCAGCAACAGTCAAAATTTGATTGTACTGCTGGACAACCGAACGACCAGAGGACCCGTCGGGAAGGCCGACGAGAGGGTGTTCAGTGTCAGGGAAGGGGTCAAGAGCCATCAAAAGGTAGTTCTTGCCGGTTTCGGTGCATCCAGCACCATCGAGTTTTGCTTCAACTGAGCGAGACCAAGTTCCACGATCAGACATAGAGATGTTTGGTTTTAAAGGGGCTGGGCCATTAAGCGCCCCTTTAAGGGATCGGGCTTGGGGGACAATGAGGTTCTCGTGACAGCGAGGGACAAGGTAGGAATTCCTTAAAACCTCCCTAGAAGGAACTAGGGCGGAAAATTCTTCAGGAGTCACCGCCGAGCGATGCTGTGCGAGCCAGTTCTCAAGAGTGTCGCAAAACTTGTCGTCCCATACACCAACCTGCCGGATCATTGCGATCCGCTGAAATTCAGTAAAGTCACTCCAATTTCGGGGGCCCCAAGCAACATGGGCCGCAAGGCGGTCTGTGTTGAAAAGTGGGACCATGATGGTTTGGCCAGCTGATTGGACAGGTTTAAAGAAGGCAGAGAGAAAATCAAAATCCTTCGGGTGTTGGGAACCGGGAGACTTCACCTCAAGGTTGAAGGAATCTCCCATGATGGGAAAGAGCTCCTCAGGGCGAAGCTCAGGACAGTTCTCGTCATGAGTATAATCATTATCATCACCATAAAGGACCATAGAAACGTGTTCGAGGATCTGGGTGAGACCCCAGTCAGGATGCTGGGTGATTATGCAATAAACCATATAAATGGCCATGGCGATAGTATTGTCGGTGGAGGTATTAAAAATACCAGTGGGGAGACCATGCGCTTTTTGCCAAAGCTCCTTGTTGACCAAACAGATCGAGTTGGTATAGGAGTCATAAAGGGCGCGGATTGCAGCGTGAACCTTTGCACGGTTCGGGCCAATGTAGAAGGCTTGACGCATCTTGCAAATTTCGTCCATAACTTCAGCTAACATGTGAGCGTCCATTTCGGTGATATCAGAACAACCACCGGTCTTAAAACGAGAAAGCTTAAGCCACAAACGGTGCCAGTCCAATCCATCACGGGCCATGCCAATGGCAGACCAACAACGAAGGTTGTTGTCATAAAGACCGTGATTTTGGTGGAGGAAAAGGCGCATTGCGATGTACTGCAGGTCTAGAGGGCCAGCTAGGATCCCATGGGGGTCCTTTCCGACCTTCCGGATCTCCTCCTTAAGAAAATGGAGGTAGACTGGTTGCCAGGGCTCAACGTTCACAAAGTGTTCGTAAGCACCTTTAAGCCAGGCATAACCGAAGTTTTCGAACCAAGCACCTTTAGTAGGGTGGAAGTCCTTAAAAGGGACTCCAGGGCTCGAAGAGTTAACCATCTCAGCGATGACCTCCTCGTGGGTTGCAGGAGGGGCCGTCATATAGGGGGCAAAGTGCTGATAAACGATAGCAGCAGCCTTACTGAGGCGATTAGGGTCAAGAGTGCCACTACCCGATCCCTCATAGCGACGGAAAACCCGAAGGTTAACATCATCACCGTAAGAGGGGGAGTAGTAGCGGGCGGTATTGAAGTCGGGGTTCAGTTCGTGCGCAAGCTCATCTCGAGAAACAAATCCTTTGGGGTGCGAGGTGTGGACCCTCATAGCACCGACGCGCGATATGGTCGTTGGGTGGTCGACCATAGCTGTGCGCCCGCCAGGGAAGATGTTGATCTTCTCTAAACGTCCGCCGGAATGGGGGGTCCACCAAGCTAGTTGGAGGCCCCCCCACTGGAGTTTCCCGGAAGATCCTTGAGGGCCTTCTTGATGGACTCAACAGTGTGTTCGGTGAGAGCAAAAGCACAGTTTTGATTCTTTCCCTCGGTGCCAATGTGGAGAGCAACCATCGTGCCATTCAACATGACAGGGGTGTTGCACCAACGGACAGCGGTGGTCGAATCGTGTTTGAGAACATTGCGTGACAGGGACAAGAGTTTACCAGAGGAAAACTCATTATCAGGACCCTTAAGGACGCATTGCGACTTCATGAGAGCGGGAGTACAAGCCTTAATTGAAAGGCCTTTCCAGGAGCGATCAGTCGGTTTCTTGTGGAGCCACAAGTGCTCCTTTCCGGCTTGGGTGGAAACGTATTCGTCATTGATCTGAATGAAATGAGACGAGTTATAACCGAAGTCAGAAACCAGGATTTCGCGAACATGGGAAGTGCAAAGGAAGCCATTACCGACAATGGGGACAAGGACAGAGTTCTTACCGGTTCCAATTTGCATGACGCTCTCAGTTGCCCATTTCATGGTAAAGGAGGGAGCAACACCTTCAGCCTCAGCTTTGGGTTCTCTCTCTTTTTCTTTGCCTTTAGGGTCATGGACAGGGGACTTCACAGAGCTCTTTTGGATGCCAGAGGGACCAGATTCCTTAACGGGGGTCTTTTTGGCAACAGATGTGGTATGAACCTTTTTGACGGGCTTTTCCTTCTTTTGCTTAGTTTGACGAGCTTTCTTTGGGGTCGCTGTCCTTATGGGGGCGGCTTCCTCTTCAGGCTCATCGGCATAAATGGAAAAATCGGTTACGTCATAATCGGTATCGTCTACGGTGAAGTCAGTTTCCTCTTCAACGCGAGAACGGACAAAGTCATCAATGCTAAAGTTGGGAGCCATAAGCATATCATACTCGGTTTCGGAGAGGTCGTACTGGTCAGAATGATTGAGGACGTGCCAACGCCAATCGTCTGCAGAGGCAAAACGGTCGGTTTGAATGAGAGTGGCAGCAACATCGGGAGCAACACTCACCCACGCACCGTCATTGAGATCATAGATCCACTGACGTTTAGAAGAGCGGGATGAGCGAGTCTGAACAGTAGCGCGGCCAAGAGCCACCTTGCGGTGGATGCGGCCAGAGGTTTTCTTCTTCTTGCCTTCAGAAACCACGAGATTGGTCAAGGCCTGCATTTTAAGGGCGGATTTACCCGGCCAAAGCCAGTAAACAACACGCGTGAAAAAGCCAAGAACCTCATCATGGAAGAGGGCAAGGAGGAAAAGAAAGGAGACAATGAAACCGGTAACAAGAAGACCGACTTTATGTTCATTGCAGAAACCAACAGTCAAGTCCCAGACTGTTCTCCAACTAGTTTCAATTTTGACGTAGGGATGGTCACCAAGATAGGCAACGATCGCTTCAGCCTCAAAAGACTCACGATCACCATTCCAAGCGTCAAGTTGATCCGCCTCATAATTTGCGTTCTTACGTGTGGGGAGAGCCTTAAGAGCCAAAACAATGGCAGGAGTCAAGGCATCAGCATTGTGGTCAACAGCGTTGACAAGAACACGAATAACAGCGGTCTGAGCATCAGCAGAGAAATCGGCAAACCTATCGCTCTCAAAGAGACGCTTAAGATGGGAGCGCCATTTCTGGGCGGAGCGGGTTTTCTGGTTACCATTGGTGAATTGGGAGTAGATGCGTTCGAAAAGAGAGAGAGCATCAGACAAACCTTTGAGAATGTTGTAACCACGGTAGGCAAGAATGCCACCAGCACTTAGCATCGCAAAGCCAAAAGCAAAGAAACCGAAAGCCTTCTCTTTCTTCTCTTTCCAGCGAGCGCTTTCTGTCGAAGGGCAGAAGAAGCGGCGGTAGAAACTACGGAGAGTGAAGTAGAAAAGGGCAGCGCTCCATGTAATCAACAGAACAATGTACATGAAGGAGGCATGGGGGAGGACGCGGTCAGCCCAAGTCTCAGCATGGTGAGGAGCTTCAGGGCGGGCGCGACGAGGGCCTGTTGGGGCGGGCTGTCCAGGACGCTGGAGAGGAACATCACCGTCGATCAACTCAAGTTCGGGGAGATCGGCGTTTTGTTCGGCGGCGGCAGCGGCAGC